CGGCAGTAAGGTCTGTGCTTTCCTGAACCGCGCCAATAGACAGCAAGTCACCAGCGCCAAGATATGTATTTGAATTAAACGTCAGATCACCTAATCCAGACCAAAGGTATATGCTTCCAGACGCAAAATCTAAATCTACTAGATAAATTGGCCGTACTACTTCAGCGGTAGCGACCGCCCGCATAGCTGTTGATAATGTTCTGCTCATTATATCGCCTCAACGAACGCAAAGCTGAATCCATAGATAGAGGCTACATCTGTTGACCAGCCAATATCATTTGATGCCATACGCCAAAGGCTCTTAGGCAAGGTAAAGTCTAGTGCTGTGCCTGATGCTATGTCACCACGCAAAGGTGGCTGAAACTTTAAAGTGCCTGCACCAGACGATTTATCTTCTGTAGCCATGTAAAGGTAATCACCCAACTGAAAATACGTTCCCGCTGTGACTGCGCTCGCGCCTGCTGTAGTTGTCAGAGTTTCATCCCTGACATCAGAAGCGCCTGAAGTTGTGCTTGTAGCTGTGCTTGTATGCAAAGGATGGCCGAACGTAAACGTACCAGAACGTCCTTTTAAGCCAACTATGAATGCCTCAACTGATCGTGCCTGCGCGTGAGTTAATGGCGGCAGAGTGACCTCACATTGCCATATAGCGCCTTTGTGATCGTAGACTTGTTGGTCATAGGTAAATGGCGACTCGGTAACAGCAACAGTGCGCTTCAATCGCATGCTGATATTCTGTATACCTACCGCTGGAAATGCTAATGGCATTTTATGCTCCTACTAATGCTTTGGAATAACCACCGCCACGCTGTCGGGCATCTGCTACTGCGCTTTTAGCGGCATTGGCTATCTGTGGCATAAGTGTAGCAATTTCTGCCCTAACTGTCTGCTGAACGCCAGTGGTCACATTGATGGTCTGGTTGACCACTACGCCACCGCCACCGCCACCGCGCTGATGATCTACTACAGATTCATTAGGATGCAATATTGCAGGGAAACCACCCCTTCCATCTACCCCGCCTGATCTAGAACCATAACCTGTAAACCCACCACCAGAAAAGCTAGGCGGCTTGTAAGCACGACCGCTAATTGGATTCATTACTGCCGATGCATTGCCAACAGATTGATTTAATGCGCCCGCTGGTGTTGGTGTTGAACCGCCTGAACCGCCACTAAAGAACCCAGTAATTGCACCAAATGCCGCATCTACAATATACTTTTGAATCAGCATCTTAATTAGGCTATCTACTACGCTTTTTGCCATAGACTTCATAGCATCGGCAAAGTTTGCCGCGCCAGTAATGCCTGCGGTAAGAGCGTCTGTCATACCCTCTAAACCCTGCTTCGTAAGGTTTTGTATGTTTTCCTCCATTGAAGGTAGGCTGTCGCTCCAAGACTTGAAGCCAAGCTGTAAATCGCTTATAGACTCTATAGTAGGAGCAGTAAACTCTGGAATAACATCTGATACTTGACCAAGGCTATCAACGATAGCTTGTATTTCCTTGTTTAAGCCACTGGCAAAATCAACTCGATTCATTTCGCCTAACTCATCACCCGCCTCAACTGCTTTTTCAAGCAATTCTTGCAACATGACAATTCGATTTTTGTCGCTTTCCTGCGCTAATTTGTGACTGTGCCTTGCCCTTGCTGTTGAATTTTCTATCTTTTTATCACGCTCTACCATCGCTTCAGTGATTTCTTCAATCTCTGTACGCAACTGTCTAGCGTTCATTTCGGCTTCTTTAGTGAACATTCTTGTCAGAGCATCTTTGCCCCGCATTGTCATGTTATAAACCTTAATAAATCCGTTGGCTAAATCTTCAAATGCCTGTAGTGCAACCTGTACACCGCCTAAAAGGTCAACAGCTATCGACCTAGCAAAGTTCTCTACGCCACCTTTGGCCTTTATTGACTCCTGAAGAAACGCCGTAAAACGGACAACTATGGCCTCTAATGCGGGGGCGAATGCGGCCACCACCTGATCGGTAATACCTTTAAATAAACTTTTTAGCTTAGTAAGCGAGTCAACAGTATCTTCAACGCCTTTTGCCGCACTGCCTGACATAGTTAAGCCTAATGCTTTAGCCTCGCCAAGCATCGCTGTAAGGCCATCACCGCCCTGAGCCAGTACATTGACTAATGCCGCACCCTCAGAGTCAAACAGCTTAAAGGCTAGGCGTAGTCGGTCAGATTCTGATTTAACGCCCTCAAACGCATCGGCTAGAACAACCATGCGCTTATCCAGTGGCATCCTGTTTAATTCTTGAGCATTAAGACCTAACTCTTTTATCGCACCTTTAGCCTCACCAGTACCCATTGCCGCTTCTGCGGTTCGCCTAGTAAACCGCTGTAACGCCATATCCATTGTGCGAGTTTCAATACCCGCTATTTCAGCGGCATACCTTAACCCACCAAGAGCCGCAGTGGTTGTGCCTATCTTGCTTGCGGTTTTTGCTAGTGAGTCGGTAGCCTGTAAGCTACGAGATATAAGAAGGCCAAACCCAGCCGCACCTACTAGGCCGACAATAGCTGTTCTAGCACTGAGAACAGCCCCAGCAACAGACTTTAAGCCTTTGGTTGCAGAACCAAAACCTGCCTTGGTTTTGTCGAGCGCCTTAATTACTATCTGTACATTGTTAGCCATCTGTTTCGCTCATTATATGAAAGTAAGCAAGCCACTCATTAAAATGACTAACTGGCATTTGCTCTGCTTCCGCTATTGTGATGTGAAGCCGATCAGCCAAAGATAGTAAATTTATCCTTGATTGATCGGTTTTTAGTTTCCCAGCTTTTCCTCAACAGACTCAATCTCTGCAAACATTTGATTGGCTATCTCAGAAATAATGCTAGTTTCTTCACCCATTAAATCTATTCGATCTTCGGCAGAAGTAAAGAGTTTGTTACCGCCCTCATCTTCAGCTTTCATACAGATCAAATCTACCATAGCGCCTACAGTGGTATTGTTTAAGAAGTTGGGGTGCTTCTTCTGTAGCTGATCCAAGTCATAACAAGTAATAGCCCTGCTGTACAACTTAAACTCTCCAGATTCGTCACCCCACGCAGGAACTAATACTTCTCGCGTTTTAACTTCTCGCCTGTTTCTTAACTCTTTAGCTAATCCCATGGTTTATCCCCTAAGTTAATTAAACTTGTGCTTCGGTAACTGCGCCACTGCACTGAATAGTGAAGCTGGCTTCAACCATTCCATCAAACGCGCCAGAAATGTTACGAGAAGTAACAATGCCGCCACCTGTGAAGAATGTTTCGCCACTGCCAGTACCAGTCGGATAGATTTCAAAATCAACGTCAGCACGTTCATCAAGAATTAATTGCTGTGCGTCTGCCTCATCCCAATAGCATTCAATGCTAACTGTGTTTGTTGCCAAGCCTTGCTTATAAGTTCGTGAAACATCACCCATTACAGAATCTTCAATAGTGTCTGCTGAACCTTCAAACGTGAAAGAACGTACTTCGCCAACCACGGCAACAGTCGTGCCTGAGACTTGTACTTTTACTACTCCAGATGCGCCTGTTTTAGTCGCCATGATCGTACCTCAAATATAAAGTTAGTTTGTGCCGCGAGTGTACTGATACAAAACGCGGATTGTAATAATGACCCCACCAACGGGATCAATAGAACCTTCATCGACCTCAACATTAACAACCTGCGTATCTAGTGCGTTGCCGCCACGATACCGATCAACATCAAGGGCTTCTTCAACAACCTCAATTATTTTGTTTCTGGCCGTGTCTATCAGCGAGCCTTTAACATAACAAATTAGGTCATAATTAATTGTTGCCATTCTTTGCGTGATTGAGCCGCCAATGGTGCTGTCATTTCTATCTTCTCCAGCACTGCGAACAAGTATAGCTGGAAACTGTGCGCTTGATAATTTAGCAAAGTCAAACGGCTCTCTGGTTACATAGCTTATATCTTTATTGGGGACAACATCCCGCAACGTATCTACTATGCTGTCAGCTATCTTTTCTCTTACGCTCATTTTAACGCCCTAAAGAATATCTTACTTAGCTTTCTTTCTTCTTGCCTAGAGAATCCAAAAAACGGCCTTTTCTTTTCGTTCATTGCCGCCTTGCCTGAGTTCTCCGCGCCTCTAAAGAATATAACCGCCTTCTCGCTATCTGCTCTTGATGTAATTGATGACATCATATGGCGTTCAAACTCTAGGTTGGGCAACGTGCCTCTACCCTTTTTAACCCTGTATGCGGCGTACTCTTTATTATAAGGCTTAAATTTACCATCCTTGTAGCCTAAACCTTTTTTTGTCCTTTCTTGAATAATGTTAATACCGGATTGAGCAGTAATAGACAATGCCTTTTGCACATTGCCAGATAGCTTCTTTCCTTCGGCAGTAACTTGAGCGCCTACTCGCCTAGAATTTGACGTAATAGATAATTTCATCTATCCAGCCACTGCCCAACAGGTTGCTTTTCTTCGACAGTAACAGAGCCGTCACCGTCAGCATCGTACTCAATCCCATCGCTCAATACAGCCTCTAGTTCCTCGCCGTATCTAGCTTTGTAGAAGTCGATCATATTGCCAAACCTATCACCATCAACCCAGTTGGTGAGTTGCGGTAGCGCATAACGCCAAAGCACTAGGTACGCCGAAGCCATAGTAAACTGAGAAGCGGTAAGTTTAGTTGCATCCATTTCGCCAGATAGACCCTTGCGCGGCCACCACTTAATGCGTAACTCACGTTCGATGTCAGCCTTGGCCTTTGGGTGTTCTAGAACAAATGACTCTATACCCAGACTTAGAATGTCAGGGACTAGCTTCATTAAATCGGCATCATTACTATACGCCATTGCTTATTAACCTCAAATAAAAGCCCCCTCCGAAGAAGGGGCGATTAGTCTTAAAGTGCCGCGTCAGCAGTGATCTTAACACCGAAGCTGTCATCCAACTCAGCCACGCCATATACGGCAGTCGCGTTGAGTTCAAATGCTCGTAACGAGGCGTTACGCTCGGCTTCAAGGTTAAAGTCGCGCTTGATGGCAATAGCCAGTGCTTCTGGAGCAAATACAGCCGCAACCGCGTCATCGCTTGAGTCAACAACAATGTTGGCAGACTCGTAAACGTCAATACCAGCGATAGTTCCAACATAACCGTTACGCATTGCTTCGTTCTGCAAGTCGCCACCATTCGGGTTAGCGAAGGTATTGGTCAGGTTAGCTTTCAACTGATAGGCTTGGAAAGGATGTACTACTGCGGCCATAGAGCCAGTCACTTTATTAGCGCGTAAAGTTGCGGCGGCTTTAAAGAGATCAGCGACAGTGATTTCCGCACCAGCGGCACCAAGAGCACCAGAGAAGCCAGCGAACAATGCAAGAAGGTCTTTGTCCATCTTAGTAGCGATAGCGTTACCCAGCAGAGTACCCATTGCTTGAGCAGGGGAGTCAGCGCCATAGGTAGCCATGTCGGTCAACAGAACCTGTGCGCCTACTTCACCGATAGTCACTTCAACTTTAGAAGTAGATACAGTGGTAGATGACAGATCGGTTCCCTCGGCAACAGCGGCGGCTTCGATTGCTGGGTACTTAGGAATCTGGATCGTCTTTCCAGCTTGGTTCTGAATGTTGTACTGAGTAACAAGACCCAGCATTAGGGACTGTTCTTCAGCGGTGAAGCGAGCCTGAGCGATAATATTTACAAACAGGTCGTCAAGAGTTGTACTAGTTGTAGCGGCCATGATAATTCCTCAAAATATAATTAAATAGTGGTTTGGTGGTTACTTTTTCTTCATAGCGGCGAACGCTTGTTTCCCGCCTGTTTCCCAGTTAGCAACCATATCTGCCACAGATTGAGGCTTCTGTGTCGAGCCACCAGCGTTACCCTGCGATCCTGTCCCGCCTTGGGACGCTTTGACCATGTGAGGGTTTACTGTCAAGAATTCCGTTACCATCTCATTGACTGATAACAAATCACCGCTGTCATTGTAGCGCGGCGAACCATTATCGTCTAGCACCTCAACATTACCGTTATCGGAAAGTCGGGTGTTGCTTTTAAGTAGGGCAGAAACTTGATTTGGATTAACAGCGTTATTGTTAGATGCCGCTCCCAGAATAGCCCCGTCAACTAGGGTCTGCTGTAGCTTGCTTTTATAACTCTGTATCTCCTGTTCTTTCTTTTCAACAGTCTTTTTCAGGATAGCATCAAATTCTCCACGTTCTTTTTGTCGCTCTAGTTCTGCGGCTTCTTTTTGTGCCAGCAATTCTTTCGCTTCATCAAGATCAATGCCTGATACTCTTTTATCGAACTTGCGTTGCTCTCTTGCAACACGATCAGCAACAATGCGATCAAGTTCTTCCTGAGTGAATGTCTTACCTGCCTGAGTTTCTACTGCCGCAGTTTCAGTCTCTGCTTCTGTACCCATGATTTCATCGCTCATGTAACGTGCCTCTTAAAGAGTGTTGGTGAATCCCGATTGTATCATAACTGGTTATTTTTTAACCATCTTCTTCTTTTTCTTCTTTTTAGGTCTGCCGACCTTAGAACCGTATGTACCTTTTCCGCTTGGCATAATTAAACCCTCAAATTAAGTTAGCTTCTAGTTCAACAGCTTCATAAAGCCACAAAAAATCATCCTTTTCCTCTTCTGGAACTAGCTTATAATATCCATCTAACTGCTCCACTATATCATCAGGTAGTGGACTCTTTTGCGTCAGCTTCACTGCATCTTTAAAAAATTTTGTCATGCATACTCTCCTGTTTCAAAATTCCAGCCATCAAAAACCTTAATTCTGCCCTTTGATTTAACCATTTCATCCATTAGGGCTAAAAGTTTGGTATCAACTAAATCTTTCCTGCCCATGTTGTATAGGCTAAAGTTTTCTGCCCACCATTCCACTGGTTTGGCTTCTGAGTACCCAGTAGGAAAAAACAAATCTTTGTTTCTTGCGCCTTTCTTGCCGTTTACATAAAACAACTGCCTTAAATACCTTTCTATAGGTGTTGCGTAGTGACCAGCCGCACTTGCTTGCCTCCAGTATTCTTGATGCACTGTATGCCCGAACTCATGGAATAAAGTGGATTTGAATTTGTCAGCAGGATCAGAGTAATATTGTTTTGCTGACCACGGCCTATCCGAAATATTACCGCCTCTAACATACGCGCTTGTCGGCTCTACTTCTGACAGCTTTCTGTCTTTAACCCATTTCTTTCTAGCTTTATCAGCGGCTTTTCCTGCGTCTGCCATCTGCACACTCTTTTGCTGTAACAACGCCCATTCAGGAGTTCCCCGATACGACTGATCGTTCCTGTAATTAGGGAATTTTACAAAGATTGCGTCCATTGCTGATTGATATTCTTCTTGTATCGTTTCGTAGTATTCATCGGCTTTATTTAGTGCAAGCCTTGAAGCCTTTGTGCTTTCCAGTAGCTTATCTCTAGGCACATATGCTTGCTTTGCTATTGGATTCCAATATGACCCATTAACTGAGAGCATGCCGTCACCCATTGCCATAGTTGTCCTTTTGCCGCCAGCAGGCACAACACCCCTGATTTTGGGGGTTTTAAATTTCTTGCTTATGCCTTCGATCTCTTTTAATCCGCTATCTAATAAGCTGAGAGTTTCCGCAGACATGCCCTTATCAATAATTTTGCCAAATTGATCATTGCCTAAATCTATTAAATTATCTTTTCGCTTCATTGCGTAAGGCGTAAATCTTACGGGAAAATAATCAGGGTTCTTGGCAATGTAGCCAGTCGGATCTGATGCTTCAGCAACTCGCTTATTGGCCTTTGATGCAAATGATGATATTTGCGACAGTGCTACCTTCTTATCTAACAGCTTCGGTGCGCCTGATGGTATTGTCGCTTCTGGCTCTGCTACCGCCTCGACCGTTTCTTCTTCTGTATCAGCTTCTTCATCAAATACTGGTCTAAATCTATGGCCGCAGTTGTAGCCCCCTCTGACTATAAAGGGATCACCTGCCGCCTTACCTGCCCAACTTGTACCCCATAGCTGTTCAATCTTCTCGTCATCCATTACCTCGCCTTCATGCTCACGACAGAAAGGGCGTGACGTTTCTATTAGGCTACCGACATACTTCCATTTTTTAGCCCCTGCTTCTTTGCCTATTGACACGTTGATTGCGGCATCAAACTGCATAAGTGAATCGTGTACCTGTTGCTTTGCATATCTCGCCATCTCACCGCCAGCAACCTGCTTGATAGTGTTTACGCTGTCTGCGAATGATCGGCCTGTAAGGGTGTTCTGGTAGACTTCTTTGGCTATCGCGTCAACGTATTCTGCGCCTATATCCTGAAAGCCTTGAAACTCCAGAGTCTGCAACTGCGTTATTATTTTGGGGTCAATCTGAGTAAAACTGCCGTATGTTTTCAGCATACTTTCAGCGCCTGCGGCAACCTCTGGGTATTCTCTCAGGATAGAATCAATCTGGGGAAGGTACTCAGCATCTACCAATTGCCTGATCTCATTACGCGCACTGATAGCCCATTCAAGATCAAACAGGTTGCCGTCTTGTAGTGGCGCATTAGCCATTAGATCAACAATGCGATTTTCTAGCGTTACAAGGGACTCTGCCAGACGCTCCTGATGCCTAGCCGCTAACCTTGCTAAATTGTCGCCATGCTCTATATCGGTTGGCATTAA